GGTGCTACATCAGAATCGTTCCAATCTTGCGATCTACCAATCCCAACATAGTAGTGTGTAGCAGAATCAGCCAGATCATTAAAAAGATTCTGGATGAATTCTGTTTTAAGTGGAGTAGTTACTATCGCTGTCATCTTCTAACCTTTATTTGCTAATTCTAACCCGACTACCAATTCCTTTATCGGAATCGCAGCCAAGAATGAACCATCCCTGTTTACCTGTTCCATCGCCCGGTGAATATACTGCAGTAAATCCCCCGCCTGGTTGTATAAAAACCTTTGTATCAGCACTATCACCTTGAGGAGTAAATCCATAGGTAGCTGCCGCAGATTTTGTTATTGTCGCTGTACCATTATTTACATTTAAAACTTGTATAACTTGACCCCTTACGCCATCATCAATAGTTAATGGAAGAGTTGATGTACCATTCAAATAATGAACACCAGCATCACCAGGTAAAATCATACCCGAAAGATCGTAGTTTGAATCTAAGAATGTGAAAGAAGCCGCAAGATTAACGGTACCTGTACCTTTTCCACGTATTGTTAAATCTATATTAGCAGCTGTACCGGCTGGTTCCATTATAATTTCACTTGTACTGGCACCAGCACCATTCGTAAACTGGAAATAGTTTACCGCCGAAGCTGTGGCAACAAAATCCACAGAGACCGCGCCATTTGAATCTAATAGTCTGTTTACTGTCAAATCATGAACAGTGGGATAATTTATTGTTTTATTTGTAAGTGTAGAGGTTGACGTATTAGTAACGAGGGTGTCACTATCTGTCAACGTCGGAATGTTTAAATTTATACTTTTTGTCATTCCTTCAGCAGTTGGAGGAACGAATGCATAGAAATTTGTAGCTCCTGCTGAATCATATATGTCAGGATGTACTAATGCCGGATCAACTAATGTCTTATTGTATAGTGTATCTGTTGTAGATTGTAAGACAACTGTACCTGTTGAATCTGGTAATGTAATTACATTATCTTTTGTTGGTTCGGCCGGAATTAATTTCGTTTCAAATGCGTTAGCAGCTGCACCTTCGAATTCTATACCGCCAGTACCACTATCAAATAATCTAACCTTTTCTGCAAATGCATTTTGATAGAGCTCATCGAAATTTGAATTAATCTTTGTACCGGCAGCACGAAGCGTATCGCCAGTGTTATCGTTTGCTGTCGTCCCTAGATTAATTGTTTGTTTTGCCATGATTTAATCCTACTAAAAGATTTCTACTTTATTTATACATGTTATCCATCAATTCTGATAGGGAAGTCATCAGAATCTACACCTACTCCACCGAATGCTGAGTCGCTATGGTAAACATCAGGGAATGGTAATCCATTACTCAATGTACCAGTCGGTTGATCCTGTAGCGATAATCTAAACAGACCACTAGCAGAATCAAACACTTCAGCTCTAGTTCTATCCATGGTGACGAAGCCGTCTGCAAAGTCCATACGACCAACGATACCATCTGAATCTTCGTCGAATGTTGGTGAGCTATAACGCATAGCATCGACCATGTGTCTATAGTTGTTGTCGATGTATAGAAGCGTGCCAAACTGATTGGAGTCTGCAGAACCACTGGAATCGATAAATGCTTCGATATCGCTACGGTACACGTCGAAGCGATGTACTTCTGAAGAATCTGTGTACAGTCTGGAAATATCCATTGCAGCTGCGTCTGCCATAGCAGCGATACCTTCAAAGACTGGATCTACTTCTTCCTGTTCTTCTGAGGTAGGCATAACATCAAAACCAAGGTCTTCATTTACAGTAACGATTTGAACCTCATTGCCAACAAACATACCAGCCGGATGTGCAAAAAGCTGATAAAGCTCAATCCAATCAGCACGAGATAAACCGACTTTAATTAATATAGCCCAGTGCTGAAACACCTTGTCATTCATGATAAACTTACCAGATTCAGTGCCAATAGGTGTTTCGCCTATGTTGAAGAGTAAGTCTTTGCCATATACAATATCAGGATCTTCTTGGAAAAACGCACGGAAGAATCTTTGAATACCGTACTTGGTACCCTTTGTTCGATAGTAGTTATTTGAAAGTTCTGCACCAGTTCTCGTGTCTAAAATGCCTTCGAGATAGTTCTCACCTAATAGAAGTTCATCTTCAATTAAAGTTAGATTACTAGCTCGAGTTTGAGCAATATCTCGAGTGGTTGCAAGGTTTTGTAAGAGATTACCAAAATTACCATCAGAATCTAGGTTTTCGTAATACTTCTTAAGAAAGGTTACTATTTGAGGTGCATCAGTTTTCCACCACTCTGGAACAGTAGTGTCTACTGTGCTAGTAGGGAATCTAACTTCCCTTCTACCTATATCCTGTAAGGTAATGTCAGACATTAATTATCAGCCTCTGTTAGGACATATTTAGTATCAGATATCTCAGCATCAAATTTAAGTAGATTTTCTCTCACTGGAGTAATAGCACTTTGATTTGCTGGAACACACGAAATCTTTAATAAAGTTGCTCCTGAAATATCATCTACTCTTAATCCTGTAATAATAACTTGGCCGCCTAATTGGTTATAACTTCCAACGCTATCTACAACAACTTCGTTTGTTCCGGCATTTACTACTTCAAGATTATTTGATCCTGACGTATTTTGTATACGAACAGTTTCATCTCCTAATGTGTAAGTAGTACTAATTACTGAAGTTGATGTGGTTCTAGGAATATCGATTGCCGCGGGGAAATTAAGTGTTACCTTATTTAATGCATTCAGCGTTGGAGTAAACCTCTGTTGCATTTTAATGTCTGCCCTACTAGACAGAACAGCGGGACTAACTGCATCGATAAGTGTTAATAAATTTGATCTTCTGAACGATTGATCAAATCCTCCAATTGCGTTTGTGAAATAATTAGCAATAGCAGTATCAACTTGACCTTTGATAGTATTGATAGAAAGAGGAGTAAGTGCTGGATTAACTTGAAAGACAACATTAGACTGTACAAAAGTTTCAACTGGATCTTTAAATTCTACCCCAAAAGCTAGAACAGCTAATTGATCTACTAAATTTCGAATACCTGTTTTAGTGTTTTCTTGTGTCTCTGCATCTACATCATCTTCAAATAAAATAGATGTAAATACAGTGCCAAACTTAGGCGAAGGATCATCTTGTCCGCCATAAGTTTTAATATCAGCAATACGTGTTGAATAGTTCCGAAGAATAATTGCTTGATAATCTTCTGCTGTAACCATTCTATTTTGTGAAGCATATTGGAACGGTGCATTTGTGCGAATAGATTCGATAGATTCTTTATCATCGCCACCGGTTGATCTAGACACAAGACCTACTGTAGGCGTAAAAGTTTCACCTTCTACTGTGACAACATCTACTGGTGTAAAAACTCCAGCACCATTTGCAAATCCTGCGCGTGTGCTTAAGTAATTTACTTCAATTAATCCACCGGCCGTAGGAGACTGCCCTAAAATACCATTGTTACCAAATGACAATTGATAAAATCCATTTGGTGATTCTTTTAAAATGAATATTGTAGAATTTTCATTTACAGAAGTAATATCAATAATATTTGTAAATGAAGTAAATTCGCTAGAAGATGGAGTTTCAAAGAAATCTACTTTTGCAGTATCAACATCTAAATCTACATCTGGTATAACATATACATCAGCTTCATTAAATTCACCTACATTAAAACGCTTTGTTTTTCTAGTTCCTTCTAAAATAGGTATACTTGTAGATCCTTCTGTAGTTGTAAAACGATATATGCCATTAGAATTAGTTGCAGTATATGCTTCTGTTGTTTGAAAGATATATGTAATTTCATCAACTGTAGCAGAAAATCTAAAAAACGCAGGCAATTGAAGACTTGCCGGAGGAGATGCTACTCCACTAAGATCTAAAGTTATAGTAACTAATGCCCTTGATGCCGTTTTTGAATCTGGAATATATCCAATACCGGTAGCAAGTGATACTAAAGAACTACGAAGTTGAGCAGTACCTAAAAATGATTCGTTTAAAGTGAAGTTTGCCACCAAAGCATTGATGTGAGTATTATATGCTAATACATCAAGGATATTTGAGAGGCCAGATGCTTCAAAATCATAATCGGCGAACTCAGTTTGTCTCTTAAGAAATGTCTTCAGATTAGTTTTAATATTATTAAAATCTAAATCTGAAGTATTAATTGTTGTTGCCATTTTATCTCAACCTCTTTAAGATTGTAGTGAATGATACAATTTCATCAGAATTAATAACTCTAAAAGTGACAGTTGCTTCTATAGAATTAAAATCTGGTTGACTGTTTACGTCCACTGAAATTACTCTAGCTCTTGGTTCGTGTTCATTTATAGCTGCTATAATGGTATCTCGAACCTGTTCCCCAGTTTCATCATCGGCTAGTTCAAATAATAAACCTTGAATATTACCACCAAATTTAGCATTAAAAGGTTTTTCATAATGATTCGTTAAAATTAAATTCTTTACGGCTTGCTTAACAGCAGCTGCATCAGTTTTTTTAAAGATCTCGCCACTTTCTTTTGCAAGAAATGGTATATCAATGTCTTTAAATAATTTTCTGCGAGTGCCTACAATCGATACCGAATTTAGATTAGCATCCTCAATTGATAATCTTCTAGCCATGATAGTCCTTTAGTTATACGATTCTATTTATGTCAAACATACATAACTTCTATAAGATCAGAGCCACTTAATTTCTTTATATTATAAAAGGTTTCTAGTTTACCTGAAGCAGTTGACGCTTCATAATTAGGTCCTATTTCCGGTAAAACGAATGTTACCCTAGAAAATATACGATCTGAATCTGGATCAAACTGATCGTAGCTTAATCTAATTGTATCAAATGTAAAAATATATTCAGCTAGATATTCAGCAAAATCGTATGTAACTTCTGGATAATCTTCATTCTTTTCGTCGACTAA